TGTTCATAAGACTGCGCTTTTCTTCTGCTTCAGCTGCAATCTGGTTCTTGCGCTCCAGAAGTGCATCAACTTCTGCGCTCAGTTTTTCGATGTCAGCACCGTCAGCGTTCATTTCTGTTTCAATCTCTGTCATGCGCTGTTCGATGTTTTCCATCTGCATTTCTTTGATTTCCATTTGCTTCATCTCCTGTTCAACTTAATCTTTAACAGTGCTCTTTCCTTTATCGCTTTAAGTCGCTCCGCTTTCCTGGATTCAATCACTCCGTTGAACAGGTCACGATACGCAACCCCAATGTTTGTAGTTGGGTTTGCCGGAAATGCAACTGCACTGGTGTCATATACCTTGAAAATGCGGTCAATTACACGTGTGACCGTTGAACCGTTGTCTTCAAAATGTTCACCGCCACGTGCTACCACAAAAGAAAAAGACATCTGACTATAGTTCTGTGTCTTGATGTCTTCAAACATGTCATGCGCCGCATCAGTCAAGCCAAGGTTCACATCTGTCAACAGTCCGTGTGCATCCGTGGACAGTTTCAGTGAACCGTTCTTTGTCCGTGCTAGCACTCGCCCGGTATGGTCACGTAAGAACACGACATCAGACATGTCAGCATCATCAAATGCTGTTGGTGCGATTCTCTCAAAATACTGAATACCTTCATCTTCAAACATCAAATACGGTTCAAATGTTGATGCATACCCACGCACCAGATATTCTTCAGATGTCTGGTCTTCACGTACTTCAAACGTTCCGATGTTTCTATATTCTCTGTCACTCTTGATTGGCATTATCTGTCACCCCTTCCCTTGTGAATGTTCCATCATCGTTCAATAAATAATATTCGCCACGAATGGTATATGCCTGTCCTTGACCATCTGGCAGTGGTGGAAGATTCCAGATTTCCCGGATTTCATCACGGTTCATAATTCCACGGTCAGCCATCTGACTTGAAACATTCAACTTTTCGCTTGTGCTCATATACTGCAAACGGTTTGCGGTCAGCATCAACAGCGTACCTCTTTGAATCTCTGTGTCACTGAACATGGCATGTGTCATTGTTTCGCTGAACTGGATTGCAAACGGTTCAACCGCCGATTCATAAAACGCTGACCAGGCATCACCATATGCTTTTGACTGAAGTACATCTGCATTCACACCGAAATAGTTGTAGACATTCGTTCTGATTTCTTCCAGTTCCTTTTCCGGAACATTATATGAATCCTGTTGAATCTGCTTGATGTCCGTGTACGTGTTCGGAAAAAGTAACAGACCACTGTTGTCATCATCAGTTTTCAGATTTGCTTCACTGAATCTGATGCGTTCTTTCTTCATGTCTTCAGTTGAACTGAAGTTGTTTACACGTGCCATGAACCGATATGTTGCGCCGTTTCTGATTCCTTCCTCAATCGCTTCATTGTTCATGTGTTCCAGTTTCATTGTTGAATCAAGTGCATTGTTCGGTTCACCAAAGAAATCAGAACTGTATTGAAACCTTGTCAAAACAGCGCATTCAGACATAGGCAATGCAGCTGTGTCACCGTGTCTGAACTTATACCGCAGCCACGGTTCACCGTTATACTGAATAACTTCACAGCGTTTTGGTAACACAGTGAAATACCCGGTCACTGTCATGTACTCATCATAGACAGGCACAATCACCGCTGTGTTGTGCATGTCCAAAATGGTGCTTGTACGGTATAGGAACTGTGACCAGGTTTGAAAACCGTTTGGTCTTAACTTCAACCGTGTTTGCAGCTGCGGTTTTGCCGTTCCGATTATTTCAACCTTTAGCTTTGAAATATGCCGTGCACGTGCATCAATGGCAGACCGCACCAATGCTGATTCATAAATTTTGCCGTTCCATGAAGAAAAATGCGGTTTGTATGCGGTCAATGTTTGAAAATAACCATCATTGTGCCGTGCTACATCCACATTTTCTTTTTTGAATAGCCTGTCAAAAATTCCCATGTTTTTCACCTGCCTTGATTCTGCAACTGCACACCAATTTCTGAATACCATTTCTGTTTGACAGTCAAACAATCCAGTAAACTTGCCATTCCATCAATGTGCACAGTGTTTGCAACTTTTACCAGTCTTTTTCTACCGCTGTCCGAATCCAGTTTCACAGCACTGTCATACATGTGTATTTTCATCAAATCGTTTTCCACGATTTTGATTTTTCTGTCTTTCAGCGTTCCATAAAATTCATCCATCACACCGGAAAGATTGAACCCTTGAAAAACATCATCCATATGAAAACCATAATTCTTCATCTGTTCGGTCAGCTGCAATGCGTTCCACCTGTCATATCCAACTTTTAACGGCATGATTTCATACTGTTCAACAAGCATCTTGAACCAGTTGAAACAATCGTTATAGTCAACAAAGTTTTCACCAGATAAGTCAAGATAACCTTTCTGGTGATAAATGTTATACGGAACCTGGTCACGTTGAATCATGTCATCCAAACGTTCTGACGGCATCCAAAACTTTGTGAACACGTATGTGATTCCGTCACGTTCGATTGCAATGCACGCAGATGTCAAATCAACGCATCTTGATAAGTCTATGCCGCCGCAGCAGTAACAACCCCGGAAATCATCAAGTGTCAGACCGGAAACCATGCTTTCTTCAATATCTTTTGATTCTAACCATGCCGTTGAACTGTTCTGTTTCACACAACAGTATTTCGTCATGAACTCGTTTTTCTTTGACAGTGAACCTTCTGCAATCGCTATTTCTTCAAGAAGATAATCAACAGATATTGAAACCCCAAGATTCGGATTTGATTTTTTCAGTTCATTGATGTCATTCCATTTGTCCGGGTCATCAATGATATACAAAAACGGCAGCAGTTTCTTTTCTTTACTGTCACCGTTCAAGAACCGTGTTGCACGCTTCATCAGTTCGTCATATATTCCATCATTCTCATACCCTGCCGTGCTGATAGACAACAGTAACGGTTCTTTGCGTGCACCCATGCCGGACTTCATGACTTCATACTGTTTCAGTCCTTTATCGCCACCCCACGCAGCTATTTCATCACAAAGTGTCAATGATGGATTGAAACCATCTGACCGCTTTGCACTGAATGCGATTTTCTTGACGGTGCTGTTTGTACCAGGAATGAACAGGTCAGTTTGACGGTGCTTTTCCATTGTTGGGTCATCCGGGTTCATCTTTCTGCGTGATGAATCAAGCACACGTGATTCTGCGTATTTCTCTTGATATTCCGGGTCAAGTGTTGTCATCACCCACACGTTTGCATATGCCAGTTCTGATTGTTCCAGTTTTGGTGCAACGCAAAAACAACGTGTACCGAAACCGCCATTGTGCCAAACAAAACTTGTTGCTGAACTTCCAACCAAAGTTTTTCCGTTCTTTCTGCCCATGATAAGCAGTATTTCACGAAACTGTCTGAAACCGTCTGCATCAACGATTCCAAACACACACGAAAAGAATGCTTTCTGCCACAACTCCAATTTCAGATTGCCTGGTGCCAGTTCACCTTCTGTGTGAAAACAGTGTTTTTCAATCCAGTCAATCGCAAAGTTTGCTTTCTTCTGGTCAAAGTAGAATGATTTCAACTGAAAACCGGTCACAATGTATTCATAAAGTTTTTGAATCCATTTGCCGACCGTCACAGAACCATCTTTGATTTGCTGATAATAGGTCAAAATATAGTTTTCTGATTTTTTCTGTTTCACTCTGCTTATCTCCGTTTGAATCTGTCGAAATCCAACCGAATCTGACCAGTTCACTTCAATTCTGTCTGAAATGTGTAAAAGAAAAGTCCACTCCTCGGTCTATGTAGAACGGCATTGATGCGTTCATTAGGGGGCAGTGTTGGAATCAGCGCACAACAACATTTCCGTTCGGTAAAATGTTATATCTGCGTGTGTTCTTTGCGTGTCGCTGACTGTGACAGTCCTTGCACAATGAAATCAAGTTGTCCAGGTTCAGTGACACAGATGCATCATCAATATTGTCCGGTGTCAGTTCTTTAATGTGATGAACTTCATGCGCCGGTCGGATGATGCCACGCTTCAAACAGTCTTGGCACAGACCTTTGTCACGTGACCATGCCAGTGCTCTGGTTCTCTGCCATGCTGTGCCTTTGTAAAACTTCTCCGCAAACTTCTGCATACCAAACAAAAAGATTCACGTTCCTTTGCCGTGAATCTTCACCGTATATATATCACATCAACCTTATCAACATTTTAAACAAGACAATCTTTTTTCAGATTTCTTCATCTGAACCAAAGAACCTGTGCACACGCTGATGCGCTCTTTGTGGGCAAGGATAACCATAAATGCGCACACTGGTCTGTTTCCATGTGTTGCCTAGAATGTAATAACACCGCAGCAGTGCAGACATCTGTGCATCTGGTACAGTGTCCAACCATCTTTCAACTTCTGCCAGTCTGTGCAACATTTCCGTCTGTTTCTGTTCCAGTACACGTTTCCGTTCCATGATTCTGAATGCAGCTTGTTCTGTCGGATTACCCGGTGTACTGCTGTGCCCTGGTTCCGTCTTTCCGTTTGGTGATGCCACAGGATTATATAATGATTCAATCTCTGCTTTAATCATGTCGCATTCTGCTTTCATACCACGGAACTGTTCAAGTTCTTCAATGTTCATTCCGGTTTTCCTTTCTGTTCTGCCCACGCACAATAATGATTCCAGTCTTTGACATACTGTAAGCATTTGGTGTAATTGCAATAACACTCACCGTCATCATATTCATCAACAGAATACTTGCAGTCTTTGCACCGTATCAACGGCTTGGCATTTATGAAATCAAACATGTAGTCATTGCCCTTTTTCTCAACCGGAACAATGTATTCAGCGATGTATTCCTTCATTCCGCATCCATCCTGCACCCGCAGTTAGGGCAGTAGTTTTCTTTAAGCAAGATAAACTTCCGTTTGCATTCTGAACATTTAACAATGCCCTCAGTGGTTACTATCCACTTTCCATGTCGAACGGTTTCTGCGTCTATGGTTGGTGCTTCATCAATCAATTCTTCAAGTGTTGTTTCGCTTAGATAAGGAAAGTCACAGTGCAATATCCGTTCGTTCTCCTTCTTAAATGCATCCGCATCAATCAGTCTTGTCATGACATCATTCCTTTCTGGTGTAACGGTTTGAATCTGTTGTCATCTGCATCCGGTCTGATTTCCTCATCCCACTGGTACATGTCACAAATGTCATCGGTTCCTTCATTCTCAAGTTCACATATCAGCATGTAAATGCCGTTTGAATAATCCCAGAACAAATCTGTGCAGTGTTTACATGTACAACATGATTCTTCTGGAACCGCACAGAACAAACCGTTTTCAAGTTCATACAAAACACGTTTCTGTTTTTTTGTCACTTTCCGTTTCCTTTCTTAACACACATATTTCTTGTGTGCGGTCTTCAATCCGTCTTCAGTCAAATCAAGATACACTTGTGTTGTTGCAATTGATTCATGACCAAGCATCATTGAAACACGTTCAATTGGCATACCACGGTCAAGTGCCATTGTTGCGCACGTTCTTCTGAATCTGTGCGGATGACAGTTTGAAACACCTGCATCTTGACCGATGCGCTTTGTCATTGTTTGAACTGTATGCTTTGACAGCGGTTTGTTTTTATCTTTTCCGCTGAACAGATATGCAGTGCCCTTGTACATGTTTGATGCCATGTATTCATTGATTGCAAGCTGCGCTTTTGCAGTTAAGTACACCGTGCGGTCTTTGTCACCTTTACCATGCACAATGACTGATTCACCGCTGATGTCATCCAGTTTGATTCCGACCAGTTCCGAAACACGGCAACCAGTGGAAATCATAATTTCAACCAGTGCGCATTCTTTCACGCTCTTACAGTTTGCACGTATTCGTTCCAGTTCCATTTGTGTGAATGCTTTTTTCTTCTCTTTGTGTATCTTTATCTTTGTCACTTTCCGCATCGGATTCTTTTCAATCAGTTCTTCATCTGCCAGCCAACCAAAGAAAGAACACAGCACACGTCTTTCATTGTTCCTGGTAACAGCAGACACACCATCATTCAGTTCTCTGTTTGCAAGGTAAATGCGCACATCATTTGCATTGACTTCATATGTCTGTTTCTGAACTCTGTTGAAGAACTGGTGCAATAAAAATCTGTAATACTTCACCGTTGTGTTTGATGCACCTGCAACACGCTTTGCAACCAGGAATGCATCAATCACTTTTTCGTTTGGTGTGCCGGTGTATATTGTCACCGCTTTTGAATACTTTGTTATTTCACAATCTTGCAATGCTACTGTCAGAATGTTCCGCACAGTGTCAATATCAATGCCTGTGAAAGCTCTGTCAAACAGCATACATGTGTCATTGATGAACTGTTGTTTCATTCTTCTGTTTTCGCTCCTTTCATTATCAGCTGCCGTGTATGTGCAATTTCTTCATGTGATGCCGGTATTGGTTCCGGGTCACGTACCGGTTCCGCATTATAGAAATCCGGCAACTGTTCCACTTTTCTTTTATATTTTCTTTTAATACTTCTTTCTTTCTTTCTTTCTTCAGTTGTGTGCAAGGTATTGTTCATCTGGTGCATATCAACTTGCACAACCTCACTGCTTTCTGACGGTTCATTCACTTGGTATCTTTCATAATTATTGACAGTGAATATTGTGAATTGTCTTGTGCTTTGAATGGTCAGTTCACCGGTTGATTCAAGTTGTTTGCAACACTTGCGACATGTATTGACGGCAATACCACATGCGCTTGCCAATTTCCCATAACTGGAAACGAATGAACCACGTTTGATGACTTGACCGTGCCACCGTTTGGTTTTCCAGTTTGCCAACAGAAGGCAGTGCAGAAACACGGTCAACATATATTCGTTGTCATGCCATTCCCACTGAAGAAATGACCGGTATAATTTCACATAACCGTTTTCAATGTCATTCATTCTGTTTATCAACCTTTTGTTCTATCAGATGCAGAACTTCTTCACCGTTCACATGCGGCATCAACAGCGCAAACGTATCAGAAAGAAAGAACTGCTGTGCAAGATACATTTCACCTGTTGCCCGGTCAACATCTCTGTCTTTCACTGCATACTTAAATTTCAATAACGCAGTTTCATATTCTTCAGCTGCAATGCGTGCAACCTCACCAATCAATGATTGATACAGTTCAATCGGTATTTCAGCACCAGGTTTTTCACCGCATTCACTTCTGTCCATCTTTCCGTATTCCTGTCCGGTCACAATCACAATCACACCGTCATACACAGATGGATATACTTCAACAACTTCACGTGCGTGCATTTTAACGTGCGTACACGCTTCAATATGATTCAGTGTGAACGAATCAACCACACCTGCGAAAACATAGCCAGAACCGGCATTTGTGCCGATTCTAGCAACGCACCCTTTGTTCTGTTTTATCCACTCCGACAGCATCATGATTGTCACCACGGAACATATTCATCATCACCTTCACCGGTGTCAAAACCTTCATTGGCATGTGCAGATGCTTCAGTCATTGTGTATGATGTTCCGTTGCTTGGATAATCCGCACGCTGTTTCTTTGATTCCAGAATGCACACACGTTCACATGTCACATCTGTTGTGTATACCTTTTTGCCGGTTTCCCGGTCATCATATGAACCTGTTGTGATTCTTCCAGTGATTCCAACCATTGTGCCTTTTGTCGCATACTGTGAAAGAAAATCAGCCTGTTGCCGCCATGCAGCACAAGAAATGAAATCAGCACCATCATCCTTTTTCATCCGGTCAACCGCAACATTGAAACGCAGATATGACACACCGCTTTGTGTTTTCCGCAGTTCCGGTTCTTTGGTCAGTCTTCCAACCAGAACAACATTATTGATTCCGTTCATCCTTTCATATACCATTCCATTTCATATGCACTCATAATTGGTGCAGTATCGTTTTCCAAGTCTTCTTCTGAAAATGTTCTAATAAACACAACCGTTCTTGGTCTATCTCCGAAACGCTTGTGCACGCATCCGTCAAAAATCTGATTGTCATTGTGGAACAGAACCCCTTGCAAACCGTCACAAACGATTTTGCCGATATTATCCCAGTCATGCCGTTTTGGAAACAATTTATCAGTGCCAGCTTTGATTTTGTTTTTCTTTGACCATGATACCGGCACCGGATACACCGCAATGATGTCAACCAGGGCAAAATCTTCTGTTGGTGATTCACACGGATACTTCTGCGCAAAACTGGTTTTAATCAGATTTTCAAACTGCACTGTCTTTGGTGGTGTGAACTTATGACCAGTTCTTGTGGTGATATGTCTTTGTTTTGCAAACGGTTCACCAGGTATTTCAAACAAGTATGTTTTCATTCTATGATTTCTCCTGTCTTTGTCTTGATTGCGTTCATTGCCTGTGTGCGTGAAATGGCACTTATATCGCTGATTTTGAGATATTTACACAGTGCCGGTTCATTTATCGTTCCGTCTGCAATCAGTGCGTGTATTCGTCCCATTTGCGCTTCAGATGCCGGTTCAGCTGCCTTGACTGGTTCCGGTATGCGGTCACGCACCCGGATTGCTTCAGATACCTTTCCGAACGCTTTAACACGTTCCGTTCCGACACAGATGCGTTTACCAATCCATTCACCAATCACATCTGTTCCGGTCACTTCTGCAATCATTGATGCATTGGTTTTGTTCAGCACCATTGGCAGTTCTTTTTCTGCAACGTATACACACAGACCTTTCTTTTTGCCGCCGGTCTGTGCATCAAACATTTCTTCTTCTTTGACTGCTGTGATTGTCAGAACTTCATCACCGTTCTTGAATGACCACGCACCAAGGAAATTATTGAAATACTCTTGATAATGACTGTACTGGTCAAGTGTTTTATTCGTATTCTTCTGCATACAGATATTCAGTGTCATATCCTTTCCATTCGTTTGATTCCTTACATTCGTGATACTTCTTCAGCAGTTTGTGATATTCACGTTTCCCGGCATTCACAAAACCTTCATCACAGATGAACAACCGTGCAAAATATGGTGCTGTTTTTTCCTGTGCGATAAACGCAAACCGGTGTTCTTCCATCGTGCACAGGTCAATACCATCTGTATAAAAACCTGCCTGGAATTTATAACCGAATTTTCTGCATGACCGTTCAAACGCACCATCTTCACAACTGGTTGTTGTTTTATAGTCAATAACATACGGAACACCATCAAGTTCAGTTATTATGTCTGCTTTACATTTACACACTTCACCTGTTTCTTCATCCTTCCAGATAAACGGCACTTCAGTTCTGTGTTCTGCATTCAGAATCTGTGCAATCTCTGTGTTTGCATATAATGCATCATGCATGTGCTGAATCATTTCAAAATCATCGTTGTTTATCCATTCTTGTTTCTGATGTTCACGCTTGAACACTTCAATTGTTTCTTTTCCAATTTTTGTTCTGCGGTCAACTTCTGGAATCACTGCGTATTCATCAAAGAAATCGTCATGTTCAAGAACATACTTGTGCGCAGCTGAACCAAACAGCAGTGCAGATGACTGTTCTTTGTTGTTCAAGTGCCAGATGAAATGCGCCGGTGTTTTACTCATCCACCACAAATCAGACCGTCTGATTCCATCCATTGCGTCATATTCTTTGTCATTCATTCCGCAATCACCACCATTCCATCTTCATTGATTGCAGCTTCAATCGCTTTGTTTTCATCATCGAATGCACCCCAGTACCACAGATAACCTGCGTGATACCGGACAACCCAGTATTTATACTTGTGTGCATATTCAGGTACGTTGCACACATCAACCAATGCTTTTTCAGTCATCAAGTAAACCTCTCAGTTCATCTGCAATTGCATCAAGCATTGCCACGTATCTTCCAATGCGCCTTGAATTGAAATTGTCACGTGCTGCAACAAATGACATTTCTGCTGTGTCAATGCGGTCAATCAGTTCATTGACTGCATCGTTCCAAGTTGTTCTTTCATCAATCATGCTTTCTGTCACGCTCCTTCAGAAGTTCAATCAGTTCATCTTTTGTCAGACCTTCATATTTGTTCTGTTCCAGTTCTGTCATCTTCTCTGTCAGTACATCATTCACAAACTGTTTGCAGTTCACCTTGTGCATCTGGCAATACTGCTTGATGCGTGCTGTTGTGTCTGCATTCACGTGCACAGTCAGTTCACCTGTTTTGCTTGTTGCGTGCACATACTTCACGTTGCGTTTCCGTGATTCATCCATGTTGAACAATGTTCTTTCCTTCATTTGCTTTTCCTTTCTTTTTCTTTGGTTCAGCTGCCGGTTCTTTCTTTTCTTTTTCCGGTTCTTTTGGATGCCGTTCATCATAGTCATTCCATAAACCGTTCAGTGATTCCCAGATTGCACCACGGTCACGCACAAATCTGCGTGTCAACTGTTCCAGGGCAACCGTCACTGTCTTGTACCGTGCATTTCCCTGTTCCAATTTGTGTTGAATGATTGCATACTGCTGTGCATCTTCTGTACGTTTCTTTTCAAACTTCTGGTCAAGTATTTCATGCAATACCATTGCACCAAGCACACCGCCGATAAAACCAGATACAATTGCGGTCAATATCATTGCCATGTTCATTGCGGTCACCTTAAATGCAATAAAATACGAATGCATACAACCCGACCGATGCAAGGATTGACAACATTGATGTGTAAAATGCGATTGTACAAGCATCGAAAAATTCAAGGTCACCGAATAATTCGGTCTTGATTTCCGATATGATATGATTCCTTTGGTGAATGTGTTTCTTTCTGTTCATGTTCACTATCCTTTCTTGGCAGTGTGTCGGCACTGCCTTTTTTCTGTTGTTTCATGCTGTTGAAGATAATCTGTGCAAATGTGTCTTTGTTGATTCCGTCACCTTCTTTCTGTGTGCAGATGTTCTTCAGAAGAACATTTATCTGCAATTAAAAAACAATGCGTTCATATGGAATGTTTGATTCTTTGGAAAGTACAACAATTTCTGGTACCTTCCACGGTGATTCACCATTTTTCCGTCTGACAATCGTCATGTGACTGCATCCAAGATGTTCAGCTGCTTGTTCATTTGTCCATCCTAGCAATCTGATGATTTCATCCGGTGTGAACGTTCTTTCATCCGTCATTCATTCACCCCCTTCCTCAATCAGACCAAGATACACAAGTTCTGAATGTGTACCGTCTTCAATGCCCTGTTCAACAGCTGCAAGATGCATTTCATACAATTCTTCATTCCAGAACCGCAACTGGTTCAATTCACGGTTCAGTTTCTGTGACCGCTTTTCATATTCTTCTTCATACCGAATGTGACCATACCAGTTCACATCATATTTTGCCTTGCACCAGTCCATCAGACCTTCCAGTTTCGCTTCACGTTCGTCAATCTTCTTCTGAATCTTGTTTCTTGCCTGTTCAATTTCCTTCAGCATGTTCATTCTCCTTTCATCATTGCAATGCAATCATCTGTGTATACGTGTGTTTCAAGAAAAGGGTTCCGCATTTCAACAACCAGGTAAGATGACCGTGATTTCAAGTCATCCATGTCCAGGTTTTTGAATACATAACGCTTATCCCATTTATCAATGTCTTTCCCTTTTGCCGTTCCGATGTACCGCACATCAATTGGTGCATACTGTTCAATCAATCCGTTGATGCCGTGAATCTGAATAGTCATGTCTTTTTCTCCTTCTGTTCTTTTTCAGATGCGTTTTTCACGCACTCTGATTTCTGTGTAACCTGCATCTTTTGCATCTTCAACGTGCATCTTGACATATTCTCTGCATGTCACTGTCCACCGTACCCCTTTCCCAGTGTTTGGGTTTTTCACTTCAATAATCATGTTTGCAACTGGATTCAACATTTTGCTTTTCTCCTTCTGCGACTTATTTGCGCACTGTGTGCCGGTTCTTATTGGTGACCGGCAAACCATTTTTTGTTTTATTCTGTGAATCTGAATGTTTCATCCTCAATGTGTGCAATGGAACCACCGGTTTCCTCATCCAGGTATGCTTCAGTCATGTAAATTTCTGCCGGGAATTTTTTGTTCCAGTTTCCGCATAATTCGCATGCGTTTCGCCATTCTTCTAAACTGTCATGCATTTCCGCTTGAACACCTAATGCCATCAGACCATTGATGAATCTTTGGAATTTTGGATGCCAGCGATATTCCACAGTGTCATCTGTCTTGTCCGTGTCTTTTGTCACTCGTTTCATCCAACGCAATTCCTTTTTCAGTTCCTGTTCTGTCATGTTTTTTCAGTTCCCTTCTTTTTTGCCGTTTTTGTTTTTATTTTCTCACCGTTTTCGTTCTTGTCAAGCACTTTTTGTTCTTTATCAGAACAATTTGTTAAATTCAATAACATCCATGTTATAAAGGAGATGAAGGAAGGAAAACCCCATGAACAGAAAGAAAATAAATGAATCAATTGGTGATGAAATAAGGTTTGCACGATTGCGGAAAAGGATGACACAAGAACAACTTGCACAAAAAACCGGTCTTGGTCGGTCAACAATCGCAAAATATGAATCTGGTCAAATTGAAATGAGTATGCCGGTATTCATTGAACTATGCAATGCAATTGGTGTCAGCTACATTGATATTTTGAAGGGTATTGAATTATGACAACGGCAGTCATATATGCAAGATATTCAAGTTCAAATCAACGTGAGGAATCAATCGCCGGACAGCTGCGTGAATGCCGACAGTACGCATCAAAAAACGGCATGAAGATAATCCACGAATATACTGACAGCGCACTGACTGGTACCAGTGATAAAAGGCCGGCATTCCAACAGATGGTCAAAGACAGCGAAAAACATGCATTCACTGTTGTCATTGTTTGGAAACTTGACCGTTTTGCACGGAACAGATACGATTCTGCAACATACCGAAACATTTTGAAAAAGAATGGTGTCAAAGTCATTTCTGCAATGGAAAACATCAGTGATTCACCGGAAGGCATCATCTTGGAAGGATTGATGGAATCACTTGCAGAATATTACAGTGCAAATCTGTCCGAAAATATCAAACGTGGTTTGTATGATTCCGCACTGGAACGAAAAGTTTTGTCTAATCCTGTTTTTGGTTATCAAAAAGGAATGGATGGCAGATATGAACTGCATCCAATCAATGCACCAGCTGTGAAACGTATATACACCGACTTTGCAAACGGCAAACCTTACGCACAGATAATTGATGAATTGAACCGTGACGGATTCAAAACCAGTCAAAACAGACCATTCACACGGAACAGTTTGCGCACCATCTTGCGCAGTGAAAAATACATTGGTGTGTACCGGTATCGTGACATTGTTGATGAACACGGTATTCCACCGATTGTTGACCGTGATTTGTTTGACAGGGTTCAAAAAGAAATAAAACGCAGGTCATTCACCAAGGTCAAAAAGAAAAATGACACACAAGAAAACTTTATGCTGACCGGAAAACTGTACTGTGGTCACTGTGGTGAAATGATGACCGGTGAAAGTGCACGCAGTAAGGGCGGCACATATTATCACTATTATTCATGCTCCGGTATGAAAGCACCAAAGAAAAACGGATGTAGAAAAAAACGTGTGTCAAAAGAAAAAATTGAAGATGAAGTGATTCGGATAATAAACACAGAAATACTGACAGATGATTTCATTGATGACATGGTTCCACGTGTCATGAAATACCAGGAATCTGACCAGGCATTTGCGACAATCAGAAACCTGGAAGAAATGAAGAAACAGGAACAGAAGAAACTGGATAATATCATGAAAGCAATTGAATCCGGTATATGGTCTGATTCCGTGAACAGTCGGCTGAATGAACTGGAACATAATATGATGCGCCTAGAACAGCGAATACAAGAAGAAAAACTGTCAATGGTGCAGTTCACTGCCGATGACATAAAAGCGTTCCTATATGCTCTAAAAAACGCTCAGAAAACGGATTCTGATGCACAACAGTATCTGATAAATGCGTGCATCAACCGCATATATTTGTTTGATGAAGATGACGGTCAAAAACTGGTTATTCATGTGAACATGTCCGACCAAGAAACAGAACCAATCACACTTCAATCTGTTGTTCGTTCAATGTCTGATTCTCTCCACCTAAACGTGCATACACGAACACTTACAGACGGTGTTGTTCTACTGTCAATAATGTTCAGACCATAAAAAAAGACCGGATGCAAACACATCCGGTTTTGTTGTATTCGGGTACCTGTGTCGGCTCCCAAAACACAGATACCCATGTTCAGAAGGAAACTGAAAAGGGAATGTCAAATTGAAGTCAGTTCTTTGATGGTATCATCAATTGCCTTGTCATTTTTCTTTGTTGGTTCTTTCAGAATTAGCAGAATCTGAACCAGTGCTGCGTTTTGCGCTTTTGCTGTCCGGTCTGCATCTTCTCTGTTTTCCCTAATTTTGTCATATGCATTGTTCAAGTCACGTTTCACATCAGTCATATCACGTTTGATTTCCTTGATTTCTTCTGAATGTGTACTGACCGCACGTTTGATGTCATTCAGCGGTTCAGTCGCATTTTTCTTTGCTGTCACAATGCTGTTGTAAAGTGATGCCATTTGCCCAATCAAGAGCAGTACACCAACAACGGTGACCAGTGTGATTTGTTCTGTCATTTACCGTCACCGCTTTCCGCTTTCTTGAACTGGTACCCAAAGAAAAAACTGATGCACATTGTGTATATTGAAACAAATTTATCTGGAAGTTCTTCACCCTTCAGCACAAGCATACCGAACACCACAGTCAAGAAAATGGTGATGATTGATTTGACAGACATCAATGACGCAATCCGTTGCAGAATGATATGTTCAGACGGTGCCGGTTCCGGGTCAGTCCAGTTTTCAACCGGTGCCATTTCCGGTGCGTTTTCCGGTTCATTTACAGTGTTTTGTTCATTCATGTTCTGTTCCTCATCTTTCTGCGTTTCGTCTTCTGTGGGCACGTTTCCCGGTGCCTGGTACGGTTCTGTGCTGATAAGTGCAACCGCTGACGGAACTGCACGTGTTGTGTAACGGTTATATTCAAAAATTCCGTCTTTCACTCTGCCCATTTGTGCGCTGTCACCGCCATCCAAGAAAGCAATTGATTCAATCTGATATTGTTTGAAATCAGATGCAATCTGTTTTGGTGTTGCATCCTGGTTGCATATTCCAAGGCAATATGTGCCATCTGTGAACCGGACACAGAACGAATATCTTGAAATGATGTTCACGCAATCAATTCCAATGAATGTGCCGTATTGATAATTTCCAGATAATGGAAACACACAACCAGGTGAAAAGACATCATGATTCATGTCAATTCTGATTCCGGTACAATCGCCGTACATGCCAGTGTTCAAATCAAAATACAACGTGCTGTTCTGATTCGGTAACATGCGCCACACATCGTTCACGGTTGAAGACTGGTCACCATATGTTGTTCCGATTGGGTCACTTTGATTGTTCTTTGCTTGAAAATAATTTGCGCCTGTGATTTTTGCCATCACTTTTGCATTGCAATCAAGTTCTTTGATGGTCTTCAACTTGTTGATACCGGCAGACAGCACAACTGCTTTCTGATTCGGTTTTTGCCGATACAAAGAATAAGAATGACCATTGATTGTGATGTCAGATGCACCCGGTACAATTTCAGACCAGTTTTTGAAACGCAGTGCGCCCATAATATCACTGAATGTTGTTTTCTTTTCTGTCACGCATGCACTGCCCTGGTTCTGTCCAAGTTCAACATCTGGTGCGAAATACATACACACGTGACTGTACGGATGACTTTTTGAACCTTTGTCAAAAATGCACCAGTCACCATCATGCAGCTGTGCCGGGTCAGTGATAAAGTCAAAATACTTGCCATATCCATATTTGTCTTTTAACCGCCACAGGTCGCACACATAACCGGTCAATGCACAGTATGTTGAAACAGGCAGCTTGAAATATTTGATGAATGCATCAAAATAATCCCAACATTGAAAACCATATGCTTTATCCTGGTCATAAGATTTTCCCAACGTCATATGCAACCATTCAAACGGTGTCATGTGCATTTTCCCTTTCTCATGAAAAAAGCAGGTTTTTCACCTGCTTGTTATTCTGCTGTTTCCGGTTCCGGTGTCGGTTCCTGGTCATGATGAATGTATTCACGATAGTCTTCCACGCAGTTCAGCTGCTCATCAACAATCATGACTTTTGCAGTGACAACATCCTGTGCATTCCACAGAGTCTGACATACACCATGAAACTTGACCTTTGCGAGCTGAAGTTCTGAGAACTCCGAATCGATTGTGAAATTGCCGTTAATTGCTTTCAGTATTGCGTACTTCATAATTTCTTTCCTCTACTTTCTTTGAGTTAAATTGTCATAAAATGCTGATTTGATGTCTTATTTTTTTGCTCTCCAAGGGTCATTCAGCCACATCCATATAGCGCAAGCAATGAGTGCAATTAACTGAACACCCAAGCAAATAAACATCAATAAATACTGTGCTGTTTCGCTCATGGTATCACCTCAAGCACAGTATAACCGCATTATTAAATGTAGTACACTTCCAACGGCACACCTGCACCGATTGCGCTATTCATAAAATTTGTTACTCGGCACGTGATTTTATTTGTGCCTGAAAAATATAACTGAATCGGCACAAGGAAAGTTGTGTTAGACAACTTCCATCCAACAATCTGTCCAAACGTTGCAGGATTTGAGGACACGTCAACCGTTTTTGTGTCAAGACCATATGCGGTGATTGCATCGAAAGTAATAGTTACATTTTTTCTCTGCGTTAAACCATTATTTAACGCTTTTAATTCGCTGCCAATAGACGTTGCAGAAATGTTCGTTCCTTCAACAAATGTTTCACCTGCGGACACAGCTGCGGTCACAATATACAACTGTTTGTCTAACAGAATATATTCACCAACAGAATGATTCTGTGTTGCTTGTGCAGTTTCAACGGTTGCAACGCTGCCTGCCCTCACTGTACCTGCCGCAACTTTTTTGAATACTGGTGTTACACCGGTAACCGCAACCGCTGTTGCTGTGTATTCTGCAAGAATCATCTGTGCAATTGCGCCGTTTGTGTTGATGTCTTCATATGTTGGTGTGAACGGTGCAAGTGCGCTGTTCAGCGTAATGACATCATCACTTGATGTATCAATTTCAACATAAATATATCCGGTCACTTCACCTTCACCTTCTGGCAATGTGACCGTCAAAGTCATCTGTTCAACGGTGAAATCTCTACCGCACAAATCACCGTACATGGCACCAATCTGAACACTGTTGCCACCAAGATTTGTGAATGTTGTGTCAGTGAAAAGACCATCACTGAAAATCTGGTCAAACAATCTTCCATCATCAGACGGTGATACATTCTGACCTGCTGCACGTACTACACGCATTTTTTTATACCGTTCCTTTCATTTTCAAAATCTGTGTCAGTCTTTTTCTGACATAGCCGAATGTCAATTGAATTGATGACATTGAATCTTTGTGAATGCCTGTCAGCATCGTGTGATATTCTTTGCCATTTGCATACAGTGTGAACAGCTGACCTATATGCCAATCATTGAAAAGCATTGAATCCGCACGCACTGTTGCAGAAATCAAGTCATCATACCTGGATGAATACAGTGTATTTTCTGCACTTGAATATGCGACATCAGAAAACCTTTCACCTTCTTGAAGTTCTACAACTTCACAACGTGTTTTGACAGGAATCACACGGTTTGTGGTTGAATCAGTGTCAATTGTTCCGCTGAACTCAGTCGGATGCCAATAATACGTGACTGTGTTTGATGCATTGTCTTTGTCATGAATAATCATCTTGTTTGGTGAATCATTTGATAATGATGACTGTATTTCATATTCAAGAACATCCGTCACATTCAAGTCATACTTGTTTGTTGTTTCAGAAACGCTGTGCATGGTGCATGTGAATGTCCTTGCCATATAATCAAATTCAAAGTCAAGAATGACACCGTACACTTTGAAAAATGAAACCGCAAGGTCATAAACGTTGTAAATGCCGTTATCAGATGCCGCATGTGTTCCAGATGTTGAAGATTTTTGAATAACAACAAAGTTTGGAAGGTTTTCAGATTCATCGTTTCCATTGAACAGTCCATTCAAAATGTTTGTCATCCACACTTCAATTGTTTGTGTCTTCAGCAGTTCCACATTTGCAAACACTTCTGTGTTCAATACTTCTGACAACTGATTCAATGTGATTTCCGTTCTCAAACCGTCAAAATTCGCATCAACAACAATGCCTTGAAAGTACATCTTGCCGTTGATTTTGATTTGCGCAAAATCTCCATTATTCGCAATAACTTCACCAGGACACGTGACTTTGCTTTGCGATGAAACCAGATAATCAATATTGATGTCCGGTTCAGAACATTCAGCCATTCCAGAAAATGACATTCCTGTTCTGTTAAACAGTTCAATTCTGTATCTGTTCATACCGTGTCATGAACCTCATCAATCTGCACCCATGCATCAATAGGTTCATCCGCTGAACCGGAAACAAAAAGAACACTGTTTCCGGGTGGAAAGTGCACAAATGTTTCTTTGCTGAAATCTGTTGTCTGGTAAAGATTGCGCACAAATTCATCTGTTGCAGCTACATATTCAGCAACTTCCAGATGACCATCTTTTGAATTGATGACCAGTTTATTCCCAACTGGAATTGATGCAGTCACAGAACCGGATTCAATCACATTGTTATTGACTGACACATACCATGAAGGATTTGTGATTTCACCAAAGATTGTGATTGTTCCTTGCGCATCCTCATTGGAATTATTCACAACATTGATATATCCGTTGATTGCATCAGCATACTGATAATCATACTGGTATGTGTATTTCTTTGGATTTTCAACATCATCTGCGGTTCTACGTGCTTGCCTTGGAATGTACCACAATGATGTTGCTGTGAATGTTGTGTTGCAAATCAGTCTGTTTGTCTTATAATCAATTTCTGACTTTCCCATGTCAGTGATGTCACCATCACAATACACCCATTCATTCAAAGGCATGTATGCAAGTTTTAAAGGTTGGTAAATGATGAAATCAGCAAACTGTCTATATGTCGCATAATCCTTGAACACCATGTTGAAACTGATTGATTTCTGTGCAGATAACCGCTGAATCAGTTCATATGTGTTTCCTATACGCATATATTCATTTTGCTGACTGATACCAAGACCATCTGGTTCATACAGAAAACCATCTTTGCGCATCAAGTTCCATTCTGCACCGGTCGCATTTATCAGTTTAAATTTTCTTACCGTCATAAGCGTTCACCAAACCATCTGTCAAGTTTGACAGCAACGGCATTTGCAATTGCTGTTTCATTCATACCAGGTTGTGTATAAATGTTAATGTCAATGTCGGTTCCACCTGCTTTGCCCATCATTTCAAGAAGTTTATTTGTTCCAATGACCATTTCTGAACCAGTTCCGTCACCGAAACCCTTCATGCCGCCTAATGTCGGCAACACTGTCGGTCTGCTGAAAAGAATGGCATTTTCATATGCTTTTTTGTACCAAGAAATGCCGAAACTTGGAACCCTTGGTGGATTCAGCGAAAATGAACCATTGATTGAAATATGCGGCAGTCTTAGTGGTGGTAAAGACCACGAAAAGTTGAATGCACCTTTGATTGCGCTGATTGCGCTTGACACCGTATCACGTGCACCATTGATTGCGCTTGATATTGTGCTTTGCACACTTGAGAAAACACCAGAAACAATACCAACAACACCACTGATTGCACCGGAAATAGTACCAGGAATGCTACCGAATATAGAAGACACGGTGTTTCTGATATTGCTAACAATGCTTGATATTGTGCTATATATACCGCTGAACACAGAAGATATGGTGCTTCTGATACTGTTGATAATGCTTGATATCGTACTGCGAAGATTATTGAATATCGTTGTTGCTGTACTCAATATGTTTTGGAATGCTGTCTGAATGCTGGCAAACAACTGTGCCGCCGCAAGTTTGACAGTATCCCAGTTTTTCCACAGCGCAATACCTGCCGCAATCGCACCGGCAATGGCAACAACCACAATACCAATCGGACCAGACAGTGCCGCAATTGCTGCACTCAGTGCCGGTGCCATTGTCATGATGGTTCCAATGGTAGAAATGACTGTTCCGATGACCGTAAGCAGTGGACCGATTGCCGCAATCACAAGACCGACAGTAATAATAGTGTTCTTTGTTTCTTCATCAAGTCCAGAAAAACTTTTTGCAATTTCTGTGATTTTCTGAATGATTGGTGTGATAATCGGCAATAATGCAGAACCAAGTTCAGCAGTCAGATTTGAAAATGTTGCTTGTAAAGTTCTGATGCTGTTTGCAGTTCCATCAGATGTTCTTGCATAGTCACCTTGTGCATTTTTGGTGTTTTCAAGAACATAATTGTACCGCAGTGTTACAAGTTCTGCTTGTGAAAGTTCATCATATACAAGACCGGTATCTTCTGCAAACTGTTTCAAGTTCGTTTGGTTCATAATGATACCCAAACCCTTAAGTGATTCAGTTTCACCAGTGAACACACCTTTTAATGCATTCATGGCCGTTTCAACATCAATATTCTTAAATGATGACAGGTCACCTGCAAGCCCTGCAAGATTTGTTGACATATCTGCGGCATCGCCTGTGGTAAATCCCATTGCAGTGCCCATATCGCCAAACAGTGATGTCATTTCAAGTGCTGAATTTTTTGATAATCCGAATTGTGTTGTTGCATTATCTGCCCAGTCTTTGACGGTCTGCGAATCTTTACCGAATGCAACATCAACTTTGTTCAGATTTTCTTCTAGGTCTGATGCGCCTTTTGATGCCAGGGTAAAAAAACCAACAATTGGTGCAGAAACAGATGTTGTCATCGTTTTGCCAACATCCGCAATACCATCACCAACCGTTTTAAACTTTTCACCAACAGCTGCTGTCTTGTTTGCAATGTCATCAAATTTATCTCTGATAGACATGACCTGCGGTTCCATGTCTTTCAGTTGTGCGTTCCACTGTTTCTGCTGATTTTGGCACTCTATTATTTCACGTTGAACTCTGTCATAGGCATCCGCATTAGTATCATTGCGTTCACCCATCTGTCCAAGTGTTTTATTCAGTTCTAAAACTTCTTTTTTTGAATCCGCAAGTGCTTTTTTTAACAGTTCCTGTTTTTGATTCAACAGTTCTGTGTTCTTTGGGTCAAGTTTCAGAAGTCTGTTGACATCTTTCAAATTGGTCTGTGTCTGTCGCAAAGATTTGTCCACTGCGGACAGCGAATCTGACAGTTTTCTGGTATCACCGTCAATTTCAATTGTGATTCCTTTGATTCTTCCGCTTGCCATGTGTCCACCTCAATTCAGAACCTGTCAAAATCTGCTTGTGTTGCTAATTCTGGATATTCAACCGAATCGTTTGACTTTTCCAGGTACATATCAAAAACCATGCCGGTGTCCAACTCATCCAAGTCAGACACCGACATACCAAGTTCAAAACACCTTAAAAGATACAAACCGATTGTCATGCACCGGTCAGTGTTCCGATGTTTTTTTTTGCTTCAGAAATCTGTGTCATGTTCATGTTCCACAGTTCAAGCAGTTCCGGCAGAATGCGATAAATGGAAAACATGCTGAACTGGTCAAGCCATTCATCCATGTCTGATGGAATTGCTTTGTCTGCCTGTCTTGCCATGACATATGCAATATTCAGAAAAACCTGCAACGTTTCTACATCAAGCATTGATGCATCTTCATTGTTTTCCTGTGCCTGTTTCACTTTGTCGGTCAGTTTGATAAGGTCTTTGAAAATATCCTTTCCAAAAATTGACCGGTACAAAACCGGTGTTCTTGCGGTTGCCTTAAACGGCACCGATTTACCATCAATTTCTATCAGTTTTTCCATTTTTCTTCATCCTTCCTTCTTTTTTCAACAATTACAGCGCAGGTTCATAAACCTGTGTATACCATGCCGCATACTGTGTTGATGCTGTTTCTTCATCACAGCGTGACTTCACCAGGTTGTCATTGATACGTGCCATTGCTGTCAGA